GGAAGTAAAGCTCCGCGATGCGAACACGTACACGGATCAGAAAATGCTCGAAATGTACAAGTACACGGATGGGCGACTTCGCAGCATCGAAGAGCAGCTGTGCCAGCAGCGTGTCGTCAACGCGCAGACCGTGGCGAACCTGTCCTGTATGCAGAACGAGCTGGCTACGCTGTCGGGCCTGACCAAGACGGTGATCCCCATCAACAACGTCTGCCCGGAACCGATGCAGCGTTATAACAGCTGGACGGCTCCGACCACGACCACCACGACGACTTAAGCAAAAAGGGGCGGCAAGCGCCGCCCCGCCTTAAAATGGAGGGAACCTTATGGTGACGATAGATCAGGCCATGCGCGGCGTGGCGAAATACGCCGACAATGAGATCATCCCGCACCTGCCAACCGGCAAGGGCATTGGAGCCGGGATCGCGCTTGCACTTATCATGGATGGCGGCAAGGCGCAGCTGCTCAAGCTGCGTGAAAATCCGGCGGTGCAGATGATGGGCGTAATGGACGAGGGCGGAAATATCGACCTTGACAGGCTCTATAATGCGGCAAGGCCGCGCTTTGACGGCCAGAAGCTGCCGATCACGGTGCCGATCATTGGAGAGCTGCGCTTCGACGTGGGCGATCTCGATAAGCTTTACAGATACATACAGGAGGCGTGATATGGGAAAAGAATATTACATTGAGCAGCTGAAAGAGCAGCTGCATGAGATCATGAAGCGCCCGGTGACGCTTGGGCGCGCGGAAGAAATCACGGTGTACGCGGACGCCATTTGTGCGCTGCATAAGCTGGACGACGATCATTTTCGTGAGGCCGCGAAAATGATAGAGTTTACCGAGGACGACGCCAAAGCGTGGACGGCCAGGATGGAAAACGAAGACGGCACGACCGGCCCGCACTGGTCGATGGGCCAGACGGATGCCGTGGCCAATATCACAGGTGTTCATGTGAAGTCCTGCGTCTGGTGGGCGGCAATGAACATGATGTACTCAGATTATTACGGCGTAGCTGCCAAGTACGGCCTCGACCGGCCGGAGTTCTACGCCGACCTCGCCAAAGCGTTCCTCATGGATAAGGACGCCGGCGGGCCGGAGGCGAAGATGGCCGGGTATTATCATGGAATTGTGCTGAGAAAGTGATTTCAAATATTATAGCAAGATGGAGTATGGTGGGCCATACTCCATCTTACTACAACCAAAAGCATCAGAAAATGAATTTATAAGAGATCGCGAGGAGCATCTGGGATTTGTCGAACGTGCAGCGGTCGATGATGGACATGGCGGATTCGTACTTTTGCGCGACGGTGGCTGTTGGGCTACGGAGCGTTTCGAGGACGGCGGCGATGGCATTTCGAAGCAGCGCGGCGGTATCGACGACGGGGACGGCTGCGGATTCGGCAATTTGCGCGTCGAGATCGTCAAGCTGCGCTTGCATTTGCTGCCGGGCGGCTTTATAGGTTTCCAGCGTCTCGACGCCGTCTAAGTAAGATTCACGCAGGCGATCGATACGGGAGACGATACGGGCACGCTGCTGCTGCAAGCGCTGGTCGGAATGAGCGGGTTTTGCGGCTTGAACAACGCAAGCGACAGACTCCGCGAACGTCAAATCGTGCTGAAGCTGGGCAAGGAAGGATTCTTCCAGTGCCTCGACGGCGATATGCTGGGCGGTCGTGCAGCGTCCGTGCGCATAGTTGTTACATTTCATAAAATGCGGACTTGCCCAAATGAGCGTCGCGCCGCAGGTAGAGCAGCGGACAACACCGCACAGCCAGTGCTTGCGCTCAGAGGATGGCTTGCCATAACGCTTATAGGATTTTTTTAGTTCGGCACAGCGAGCCTGCGCCGCGTTCCACGTTTCGGCATCGATGATTGGTTCGTGCAGCGCGTCGGCGATGATGCTGTCATCGTTCTTGAAATTTCGGTGTGTCCTGCCGGTCGGCGTCCAGCGGAGCTTGCCGAGGTAGACGGGGTTGTTCAGGATATAATCAATGGTGCGGTTTTCAAACGGATTCCCGCGATGCGTGCGGACGCCCCGGGCACTCAGATCCTTCGCGATGCGAAACATGGCATCACCGGAGATGAAGCGCCGGAAGATCTCCCGGATGATCTCGGCTTCTTCCGGGACGATGACCAGTTGCCGGTTTTCTACGCGGTAGCCGAAGGATGGTGTAGCTTGCAGGGCGCCATTCTTTGCATTGACGGTCATGGAGCGCTTGACTTCCTCCGCAAGGCGGACGGAGTAGAATTCGTCCATCCACTCAATGATCCGCTCGATCAGGCTGCCGAAGGGGCCGGCGATCAGCGGCTCGGAGACGGACACCACATCGACCTTGCACTTGCTGCGCAGGATGGATTTATAGAAAATGGATTCCTCTTGATTGCGGGCAAAGCGGGAGAACTTCCAGACGATGATGACATCAAACGGATGAGACGGGTCTTTGGCGGTGGCGATCATCTGCTGGAAGCCGGGGCGCTTTTCGGCAGCCCTGCCGGAAATGCCGTCGTCGTGAAAGATGTATTCCGAGAGCAGGAGCAGGCCGTTCTTCGCGGCGTATTCCCGGATCTTCTCCATCTGGGAATCCGGGGACAGCTCCATCTGGTCATCGGTTGAGACGCGGATATAGGCGGCTGCGATATGTGGTTCAGGCATAGACGGAGACCTCCCGTAAAATGGACATGGTATCGCGAATCCAGCCGACATAGGGGTTGAGGAGATCGATGACCAACGAGATCACGACAAGGGCGAGGATGGGAACGAGGATGAGAGTGACGATGCGGTGCGTGCGAAGGGAGCGTTTATAAAGCTCGATCTCACGCTTGTAGTGGTCGCGCTCCAAGCGGACGGCCTGCAAAGCGTCAGAAGCAGGAGCGGTATGCTCGATCCCGAGGTATTCGTCGACAGAGACGCCAAGCATTTTACAGATCGGGCCAAACGTGGAGAGCGGCGCGTTCGGCGTTTCGCCGCGGAGATATTGCCCGACGGCGTTCTGGGACAGGCCGGATCGCTCGGCCAGCTGCTGGTTGGTGATACGCGGATTTGCGGAATCTTTCTTGTCACGGCATAGCTCCCATAGTTCTTGTTTCAAATTTTCTCCCTCTTTCATTGATTTCCCAACGGACATGGACACGGAAGCCCATGGCCGATGGTCGACAAATTTGGTGCGTTCGTGGTAGGCTAAACTTGCAAGCAGCTCCCACACGCTTGCAGCGGCCAAAAGTCCCGCCGCCGGGAACATGGCGGCGGGGCATCCCTTGATACTTCCAGTATAGGACGAATCTGGAAACGATTCAAGTTAGGATGTTGCACAAAAAATCGACCATGTTTTTTGGAAAGAGAAAGGCGAAGGGATGGAAAAAATGTCGAAAACCGTAGACGAGGAAATGCAGAAGTTATGGGAACAGGCCACGCCGGAGCAGAAGTACATCATTGTTGGGTTCATGCGGAACATCGTGAAGACAGAATAAACGCCCGGAGCGAATCACCGCTTCGGGCGTTTTTGCTAGTCGGATTTACGAGAAGAACGAATTTCTTTTAGAGCATCAATGCCAGCGAGAAATTCATCTTTGCTGATAAGGCTGGTTTCATATTCTGCGAGAGCATCTGAACCGAGACGCTCTGTTATACCATAATGCTCTGTTGCGTTTTTCCACCCAATATGATGACCTTCGGAAAAACCTTCATCAAAAGCGCGATATACTGCTTGTTCAGTATCGGATTCCGCCGCAGAATATCCTTCGTCATAGGCAATGTCCCAAGTTTCTTCGAAACTGTCATCATAACCGGAGTTATAACCTTCGTCATAATCACTGGCATGTTCATCGCAAGCTTTGTTATATCCTTCTAAATAGCTTTCATTCAAATCATCGGAAGTATATTGGTGCTTAGATGTCATAATCATATTCACAACGAGGGCGGCGACGATTATGAGCGGGATGAAGATAGACCAGAATGAACCGACACCAAACATATATCGCCAGCGATCTGCATGCACTTCCAATAATTCCTTAAAGAATCTGCTCATGCTGATACCTCCTTTATTTCAGAATACAAAAGAATCACAGAATCGTCAAGAGCCATGAGCATTTTTGTAAAAATCACCGGAAGCATTTTACTTGCTTCCGGTGATTTTTTTTGCGTATTCGAGAATGTTGTCCCAGAACTCCGGGGGCATTTCGAGAGCGGCGGCGATGCCGCGCTTGCGGGTGGATTCGTCGGCTTCGGCCAGCACGTCGTTGAACAGCATGGCCATACGCTCGTTTTCACTGCGCTGGACGTACATCGGCTCCGTGCCGTCGCGCAGCCACGCTTCGGACACACCGAATACGCGGCAGATGTCAGAGATGGTGCGGTCGCTCGGTTCGCGTGCGCCCATTTCAATCATTGCGATATAGTTTCGGGACAAACCAATTTTTTCTGCGAACTGCATTTGCGTCAATTCTAATTCAACACGGAGCTGCTTAATTCGTTCGTTCATATTGCATCACCTCCAGAACGCAACTGTACAATACCACGAAAAGCGAACTCTGTCAACAGAGTTAGAAAATATTTTTTGAAAACGTGTTGACATAGAGACTTAAATGTGCTATGTTGTGCTTACAAAGCCAACTAAGCAATGAAACATTGCCAACAAAACGAGTGAGGTGAGAGAAATGATCGGGAAGCGGCTGATGGTGCATGACATGTTCCGGAAAGCAAGGGCCGCCGTTCCGGTGGAGCGGGACGACGGCCAGATGGTTACACTGCATTTTAGTCAAGAGACGGCAGGGACGCATCAAGGGCAGAAAGAAACTCTGGGGACTTGGATGCCAAGGCGGCACGTAGCTTGCGCCAGCAATGACGAGCAATCTTATTCTCGTCGATGATGTCGTTCCGGGTCTCCGGGGAAAGAGACGCATCACTGTCAAGTTGGCGGTTATTCATGTAAATGCACTCATGGGTCAGTGAGTACATTAATTTCAGCTCGTCGAAGCTGAATGATTCGTTCATAGCGGTCACCTCCTTTCAAAAGGAGCGTATCACGTACAGAAACAAATTGCAAGAGTGAGGTGAAGTCAATGAAAAAACGCAGAGATCTTTTCGATAAGCTCAGCGGCGTGAGCGATGAGGAACTCGAGGACAAAGATTACAAGCGGTACAAGCGCAGCTACTATTGCTACATTCTTGTCAGCTCTGTGGTGGCGCTCCTGCTTGGCCTCCTTTACGGACGTCTCATGGAGACGTTGGCTCTGCTCCAGAGATTCCTTTCGTAGAGAAAGAAGCAATTCCGCGCCGGACTGCTCCAACTGGACGTAGGAGCCAGATGAGAAGCTGCCGGAAATGAGACGCTGGCCGCGCATGGTTTGCAGAAGGACTTTCGTCTGGACAGCATCGAGGCCGGAAAGCGAGATGGTCTGATTCATCAGGTCGACAAATTGCATACACCCGCCGACACCGGAGAGCAGGGCCAGCGGGATATAACGGGAATCTGTTACATGCTCTAACATGCGATCGCCTCCATTTGACTGTATTTTACCATGCAGACGGGAGGTGTCAAGAAGGAATGAAGCGAGTGAGGTGAGGGATATGTCGGAAGAACAGAAGAAGAAAGTCGAGGGCGTACTGCACGAGATGAAGCACATGAACGCGCAGCAGATCGAGGTCATGATTGCCTATATGCAGGGCGTGGCTGCGGCGGCAAAGCTGATGTGCGAGCGGAAGGAGCAGTAATCGCTCCGGAGGAATAGAATACACGGAAAGGGAGGGACGCAGGATGCGGAAAAAACAGGTGATCCGAACGGAAAGCTACGTGACGAAAAACGGGCAGTTGGTTCGCTTTGACGATTTGACGCTCGAGGAAAAGCGGATCGCGGCGACGGAGCTGAAGCTGCGGTATCTGCGGGCGATGTTCCCGGGCGTGGAGTTCTATGTGAAGAAAGAGAGGGACGCTGATGCACTACACGCTGCGGGTGAATGAGCAACAATTTGGCGATCTGATCGCCGCGATCATCTGTGCGGAGGCTGCGGAGGCCGAGGCCATTGAGCTATTCCACGACAAGAAAGAGCTGCGGGAGCGGGCAGCGGAGAGCGTGACGCGGCTGGGCAAGCTGCGGTATTACTTACAAAAGGAAAAGGAGCGGGATGAAGTATGATCTCGAAAAAAGAACATGACAACGCGAGGGTACGGGTCTTGCGGAGGCTGGCACTGATCGCGAGCGGCGGCTGCTTTATGGCGATGGGCTTTTACGTTGGGTTCGGGATTTACTGGGGCGGCGTGCTGCTTGCGTTCGCGACGGTGGCGTGCCTCGGCTATGCGCTGGGCGGCAGCGAGGAAGACGGCGATGCGATATAACGAGGTGCCGGCGGCGTGCAGACCGAAGAAGCCGGAGATCGTCCGGCAGCCGGAATACACCGGAAAGAAATACTTTCGCGTGCAATACGCAGGGCAGACCGTGGATGTGCGGTGCGCGGATGAGACGGCGGCGCTGTTTTTCGCGGCGAAGCACTGGGGCTTCAAGTGGACGCGGCCGGAATACCACCAGACGGCAAAAGTGACGATGCTGCGGATGGATCCGGAGCTGGTGATCGGATAAGGAGAAGGCAAGATGCAATATAGAATCCGGCGCATATGGCTGAAAAACTCGGCAGAGATCGAAAAAGAGGCCAAACGGACGGAAATCATCGTCTGGCCGAGCAAGAATCTGCGAGTTGGTGGAATCTATCAGCTGCGGAGCGGGAAGCTTTATAGGGTCGAGGAACGGATGGAGGATCGAGCATGAGCGGATTGCGATTTGACAGCATGGCGGACATGCCCGCCGGGATGCGGGATCTGTACGCGAAGAAGATCCTTGGCGGGATGCCGCAGGAGATGCCGACACCGGAGAAGAAAGCGGCCAAGTATCAGAACCAGAAGGCGGAACGCGGGGGGATTCACTTTGACAGCCAGAAGGAAGCGCGGCGATATGACGAGCTGCTGATGATGCTGCGCGCCGGGGAGATTCGCGATCTACGGCTGCAACCGCAATTCACAATTCAGGAATCCTATGTGACGGAGACCGGGGAGCGGGTACGCGCGATCAGGTACACGGCGGACTTTTCATACATCCGGGAAGTGTCCGGCGAGAAGATCGTGGAGGATGTGAAGAGCGGGCCGACACGGACGAAGGAGTATTTGCGGAACAGGAAGTTTATGCGGTCGATGTATGGAATCGACGTGCGGGAGGTGTAGACAATGGGAATGAAACCGCTGGAACAGCTGGATCACTGCCTGTTGGGGAAAGACGCAAGATTTGCAGAGTGCAGGATGGAGTGTGCGCACTGCGGCTGGAACGACGAGGAGGCGGAGCGGCGGAGACACATTCCGCTGAAATGGTGCGAGGACGGGCAGCGGCGGAAGATTTTGCCGCCGAGACCGCGCACAGATGAACTGGGCAACTGAGCCGGATCTACATTTTTTTGTGGGCATATGCGCAGGACGCGCCGCCATTCGCGGTCTGCGAAGGATCAACCGGCTTTTTGCTGCGCGTCCGGAGCATGGACAAGTCAGACGGCCCAATGCTCCGGGCAGCGTATGAACCCGTGTGAGACGTGCGGGAAAGGAACGTCATCCAATGCGCCGAAGATCCACGGCGCACGGCATCTGGCCTCCTAGGAGAAGCTGCGCGACGCAGATAGGCGCGGCTCGCCCAGGATTTTTGGGAACACTGGGCGCAGACGGGGAAGGGCCGTCTCTGCTGCCACGGCGCGAAGGGAACCGCGCCGTGGCATGACCATATACCAAACGCCCGGGAGGGCGAAAAATAAAGGAGACGAGACTATGGGAAGAATTATGACGGTATTTGACATCGATTTTGGAAAATACGAAGAGAAATGTCACGCGCAGCACATGGAAGTCGAATTCAACAGTGACGTCTATCCGCCGCGGATTGTCCTGACACAGGAACAGACGTTGTTCGATGTTGGGACGCAACAGGAGCAGACGCGGGAGACGGAGATCGTGGTCGTGGGCGGCGTGGAGCCGCAGATCACGGTGAAGGGCGCATGGGAGACCACGCGGAAGCGGCTGAACAAGATGGTGACAGGGGCGCTGAAGCTGCTGGAACTCTATCTGCACGCCTATATGCAAGATCACATGGAGTATGAAGCGGCCAGAGAAGGAGGCCGAGAAGCATGAAGTGCAGGCAGTGCGGGAAAGAAATTCAACGCAAGGGAGCGATCTTCAATTCCTTTTGCAGCGAACAGTGTTCGGAGGAATGGTACAAGGATGACAACATTGCCGTAACGGTGATCTGCGTGAAAGTTCCGAGGATCTACAAGGAACTGCGGCCAAGGCTGGGTGAGATGATCCACGCGGTGAAGCGGAAGAGCTATAACAGCACGGGTTACATCTTTGAGCGGGCCGGGAAAAAGGTGCTGCTGCGGGCGGATGAGGTTGTGGAGGTAAACGGATGAGTAAAGCAGTTTTAATCAGCATCCGTCCAAAATGGTGCGAGAAGATCGTGTTAGGCGAAAAGACCATAGAGGTTCGCAAGACGCGGCCGAAGATGGAAACGCCTTTCAAGTGCTACATCTACTGCACAAAGGCAGAAGAACGGCTCATCTGTATCCTGAAAGATGGCGACGAGAATTACGGCGAGATTTATCACGGCAAGCCGGTTTTCATCAAAACGGACGAACGCTCAGTTTGCGATATGTGGGGCAAGCGTCAGAAGGTCATCGGTGAATTTGTGTGCGAAGAGATCGTCGAAATTGATGGTGCAAGAAGAATCCAGTCGGACGTTGCGCGGCCGACTTGCTTGGAACCCGCAGAGCTGCACAAGTATCTAGGCGTTGCCGTTGGTTACGGCTGGCACATTTCCAACCTGAAGATCTACGATGAGCCGAAGGAGCTGGGAGAGTTCACAGGGCTGCGCAAGACGAAGTTCGGCATGGAGCCTGTGGCGATCACGCGGCCATTTCAAAGCTGGGGCTATGTGGAGGAATTGCCATGAAGCCGCCATGTGAACGGGACTGTCCGACTCGGGCAGTGGGATGCCACGCCAGGTGCGCGCCGTATCTGGAATACGAGGAAGCAAAACAGGCGGAATATCGGGCGAGAGAAGTTGAACGGAGCCGCGACGCCTACACTGCGGACGCGAAGAAGCGGTGTAAGAGCGTGGAGAGATTACGGAAAGCGGGGTTGTTGTAACGGACTTGGAACAGAGCGCATTTGAGGCGCTGCGGTTTGCGTCGGCGCAGAGCTTGAAGCTATACAAGCAGCCGCTTGTGATTACATACTCGGGTGGAAAGGACAGCGACGTGCTGCTCCGGCTGGCAGAAAACAGCGGTATTCCATTTGAAGTCCTACACTCCCTAACCACGGCAGATGCGCCGGAAACGGTCTACCATGTGCGGGACACATTCCGACGAATGGAGGAAAAGGGCGTAAAGTGCGTTATCGACGCGCACGCCCAGCCGGACGGGAAGCGCGTTACCATGTGGAATTTAATACCGAAAAAAATGATGCCTCCGACGAGGCTCATGCGGTACTGCTGCGAGAAATTGAAAGAAGTCAGTGGAAAGGGGCGCTTTATTGCAACCGGTGTCCGCTGGGCGGAAAGCCCGAAGCGCAGGAACGGGCGGGGGCTGATCGAAGTGCAGGCACACAACGCGAAGCAGAAACTCATGCTGATGGAGGACAACGATGAGGGACGGATGCAGTTTGAAAACTGCAAGATGAAAGGAAAGCGCATCGTGAATCCAATCATCGGATGGGAGGACAAAGACGTATGGGATTACGTGGAGGAAGAAAAGATCTGCATGAATCCGCTTTATGGCTGCGGGCTATCCCGCGTGGGATGTATCGGCTGTCCACTGGCGTCAAAACGAAAACGCCTGGAGGATTTCACCAGATGGCCGAAGCATAAACAGGCGTATATCCGGGCGTTCGATCGGATGCTGGAGAACCGCCGGATCGCTGGAAAAGGCGGGAACTGGCAGACGGGAGTGGATGTGTTCCACATGTGGATGGAGAACGATGTGCTTCCGGGGCAGGAAGTATTAGAAGAATTTCGGGAGGATTTGATATGAATTTGAAGCCGGAAGAACTGATCAGGGAGGCCATGAGGGCAAATCCTGAAGAAGGGATCAAGGAACTGCGGAAAAGCAGCGAGAGTACAACAAAGTGCTGCTGTGCGGTACAGACCACAAACGAGTGGTACAAGCTCTTGATGCGGGAGGCCGCCGATCAGATCGAGCGCGACCAGAAGGAGATTGCCGAGCTGAAAGCGAAGGTGGAGCAGTATCGGGCGCTCATTCCGTCGTGGGTGATTCCGATGGCACCAAAGGAGGACACACCATGAAAATCTACATAGCCGGGAAGATCAGCAACGACCCGGATTACCGGGCAAAATTTGCAGACGCACAGAGACAAATCGAGGCACAGGGGCATATTGTGCTCAATCCGGCCACGCTGCCGGAGGGCATGGAACCGAAGGACTATATGCGCATCTGCTTCGCCATGATCGATGTGGCGGACAGGGTTCTGTTTTTGCGGGATTGGTTCCTCAGCACTGGTGCTCAGATAGAAATGAGCTACTGCGACTACATCGGGAAAAAGTACATTCTGGCGTCAATTGCGGAATGGATTCAACGCCGGAAAAAGGAGGACTGAGGATGGAACGACTGACCTTTGAGGGAAACTTCTGCGAGATTGCGCGGTGCGGGTATCCAACGTGCCCATACAAGGATGGTTGCAGCCAAAAGCAGGCCTGGGAGAAGCTGAAACAGTATGAGGACACAGGGTTAAGCCCTGAAAAGGTTTCTTGGATGAAAGAAGTCGTCGAAGCAGCTTTTGACAATGACACATCCAGAATTGAGCGAGCACACAACCTGCATGTGGCTGACAAAGAGGGGCGAGTGATTGTCCTGCCGTGCAAGGTAGGTCAGCGGGTGTTTGCCCTGCTGGACACGGATAAGCATATAAGCGAGTGCGAGGTAAAGCAGATCGGCCTCGGTAATGAGATCGGATTTGTTGTCCTTGAGCCAATAGGCGCCAGAGGGCGGAAGTATGGCGTAGCGCTAAATGGATTTGGCAAAACCGTATTCCTGACGCACGAAAAGGCTGAAAAGGCGCTGGCGGAAATGGAGGCAGCGAAGTGAGTTTCAGTAAGAAAACGCGCGAAGCGGTCTATGCGAAATATGATGGTCACTGTGCCTACTGCGGACGGGCTATCGACATCAAGGATATGCAGGTCGATCACTTTCTGCCGCTGCGGGCGGGGGGCATTTACGCTGTTGCAACGGACGATTTTTCAAACCTGATGCCTGCCTGCCGGATGTGCAACCACTACAAGCGGGCAAATAGCCTTGAGACATTCCGCCGCTATATCGCCGAGATTCCGCGCAAGCTGTGCGAGAATTACATCTACAAGGTCGGCGTGGTTTACGGGAATGTCATTCAAAACGAAAAGCCGATCAAATTCTACTTTGAGGAGGTGGCGGGAAAAGATGGCTGACATGTATTGTACGGCATTTATGGAGGATCTGCCGCCGGAAAAGCAGGCCGAGGGACTTGGTGTTCAGGCCGCGCTGGTGCTGGGAGAATGCTTCCACTGCGAGCACTATGCACGATGCTCTACGGATGAGACGTTTGTGTTTCCGGCAAATGCTGCCTGCATGGTGCGCAAGGATATGGTCTTGAAGGACTGGGGATTGGAGGGCAAGAATGTTTGAAAATCGTGTGTGTTTCAGCGTCAGAGGCGAGTTTGGGGCACAAATGAAATTCGATTCCGAGACAGAGATTCCACGAGAAGAACTGGAACGTAGCATTGATAAGAATGTATTGCTCGAAATGATGTGTCTTGATCAGCTCGGCTATACAGGCGAGGACGTTACGTTTATTTCGCCAGAGGAATATGACAAACAGTATGGAGATGATGACAATGATGACTGACGAATATATCCGGCGCGCAGAGGCGTTGGAAATTACAACGCGGACGTGCGGGGATTACGCTGCGGCGTTTGCAGAAATCAGAAAGCTGCCCGCCGCCGACGTTGCGCCGGTGGTGCATGGGAAGTGGGGTGACAATGGGATCGAGGGTTCGATGAGAAGCGAACTTGGAGAACGGATTTTTCAGGAAATCGGAGAAGATGGCGTGCTGGAGCAGCTCGCGAGCGCGTTGTACTATATGTCATCGACAGTGCAGCTCATGAAGTGTCCACGAAGCCTAAAAGAAAAGCTGCGGCCGATGCTGGCTGACGAATGGGCTGATGTGCTGATGAGTGCCGGAGTTCTGGGAATTGAGCCGAACCCGGATGCGTGCGGCGAAAAACTCATCAGCTGGGCGAAAGCTCTTTTGATCGAGGCCGGCGATGAGGGCATAAAAGGGCCTCCGGGGGCGCGGGGGGGCTTGATCCACGGGGCAAGAGAGGAACATGACGGCTGAACGGAGCGCCGGACGACCGGCGCTGCTTTGAACCGGCAGAAAAAGGGTGAAAGGGTGAGCGGGATGCGCAGAGTGAAGCAGAGGATCTTCTGCGGCGCGGTTTGCGAGCAGATCATATACAACATCGGAGACAGCGCGGACATCAGGACGGCGAAGCCGAGAAAGCCGCGCTTTGAAAACGAAGAAGACCGGGCTGCGCACCGCGAGGCGATCAGCCGACGGAAAAATGCGCGGCTTGTCAATGCGAACTTCTCACCCGCCTCGCTTTATTCGACGCTGACCTTTGATCTGGACAGCGAAGTACATACCGTTGCGGAGTGCAAGCGGGAACGGGACAATTTTTACCGCCGCATACTATATAAATATCCGGCGGCGAAGATCTATCTGGTGTACGGCAAGGGCAAGCACACAGGGCGCTTCCACCTGCACATGATCTCGGACGGCGTGCCGGAGGAGGAAATCGGGAAGCTCTGGGGACGCGGCAGCGTGATCGACGTGAAGCCACTGCGCAAGCACAACTATTATAAAAATGAGAGCGGGCAGCTCGTCGACCACGGGCAGGACTATACGGCGCTGGCGAATTATCTCTTTGACCACTGGCGGGAGGAGTTCGGTGGGCACCGCTGGAAGGCAAGCCGGACGTGCCGGATGCCGGAGGCGGAGATGCCGACGGAGGCCGTGCGCGAGTACAGCCCGAAGCGGCCGCCGGTGGCGCCACGCGGATATGTGCTGGCGGAGTGCCGGGCGACGAAGTACGGATATCAATATTATAAATATGTATGTGTGCCGGAAAAGGAGCAGGAACGCAAGCGGACAAAACGCCGCTTAGATTGAGCCTTGTAAATGAGTAAAGTTTTACGACGAAGGAGGCGGAGCATGAGCGACTACTGGCACAGGGCGTACATCTGCCCATTTTGGGCGGCAGCTGGCAAAAAGACGATCAAGTGCGAAGACGGCTGCATGCTCTGCTTCCGGGAGAGCTGCGACACAGCAGAGTACATCAGCCGGTATTGCGCAAGCTATGATTACCGGAAGTGCAGCGTCGCGGCGGCAAAGCTGCGATATTTCGACCGGCAGGCATAAAGATATTGGCACAGAGGAAGCGCGCGGGGGTGGCCCGGGCGCTCTTTTGGCGTGGGGTGAAAAGCCGAAAAGCATGGTTTATGCTTAAAAGCGAAGGGAGGGGACGCCGGATGGGACGGAAACCGACATTCACATCGGCAGAGGAAATGCAGGAGAAGATCGACGCCTATTTTGCAAGCTGCGAGCCGGAGCTGCTGCGAGATGGAGATGGAACGCCGATGCTGAACAAGAACGGCGAGCCGGTATACGTTGGCGGCAGACCGATGACCATTCAGGGCCTTGCGCTGGCGCTCGGGTTTACCTCGCGGCAGAGCTTGCTCAACTACAAGGCAAAGCGCGAATTTGTGGACACGGTGACGCGCGCGCGCCTGCGCGTGGAACAATACGCAGCCGAACGGCTCTTTGACCGGGATGCACAGCGCGGAGCACAGTTCACATTGGCCTATGGCTTCGGATATGCGAAGGAAACTGACGAGAAGAAAGACGAAGGCGGCGTGCGGCTGGTGTTGGAGCGGGACGCAGAGGAAGGCAGCGAATGAAGACGCTGAACATTGGGAAGGCGCAGCCGAAGCAATGGCAGTTCCTGACGGATAAGCACCGGCACATTGCATACGGCGGAGCACGCGGCGGCGGGAAGAGCTGGGCCGTGCGGGCAAAGGCAAAGATGCTGGCCCATCGCTACAGGGGGATCAAGATCCTAATTGTACGCAAGACATACATGGAATTGCGGAACAACCACATCGAGATTCTTCAGGTGGAACTGGAAGGATTCGCAAAGTACAACAAGTCGGAAAAGGTCTTCCGGTTCCCGAACGGAAGCAGCATCGCATTTGGCTACTGCAAAAGCGACGCGGATCTCGGCCAGTATCAGGGCGCAGAGTACGACGTGATATTCCTCGACGAAGCCGGACAGCTTCGTGAGGAATGGATCAAGAAGATCAATGCCTGTGTGCGCGGCGCGAACGGGTTTCCGAAGCGGACATATTACACGCTAAATCCGGGCGGGCCGAGCCACGGCTATTTTAAGCGGCTGTTCGTCGACCGGGTTTTCAATCCGGACGAGCACCCGGAGGATTATTCCTTCATCCAGGCGAAGGTCACGGACAACAAGGCTCTACTGCGGGAGCAGCCGGACTACATCCGGAGCTTGGAGAATCTGCCGCCGAAGCTGCGGGCAGCGTGGCTCGACGGGCGATGGGACGTCTACGAGGGACAGTTCTTCGAGGATTTCGTCAACAACCCGGACGGATACCAGACGCGGCAAGGCACGCACGTCATCGATCCGTTCGAGATTCCGAGCGGGTGGACGATCTGCCGGAGCTACGACTTCGGCTATGGGAAACCGTTCTCCTGCGCATGGTGGGCGGTAGACTACGACGGCGTGATCTACCGCATTTTGGAGCTGTACGGCTGCACGCAGACACCGAACGAGGGCGTGAAGTGGACACCGGACAAACAGTTTGCGGAGATCGCGAAGATCGAGCGGCAGCACCCATGGCTCAAGGGAAAGGACATCACAGGCATTGCAGACCCGGCAATCTGGGACGCGAGCCGCGGAGAAAGCATCGAGCAGACAGCGGCACGGTACGGCGTGTACTTCTCGAAGGGCGATAACGAGCGCATCGCGGGATGGATGCAATGCCACTACCGGCTGCAATTTGATGAGAACGGATACCCGCGGATGTACGTCTTCCGCAACTGCGAGGCGTTTATCCGCACGATTCCGATTTTGGTATACGACGAGCACAAGGTTGAAGATCTCGACACAAGCATGGAGGATCATGTGGCGGACGAATGGCGGTACTTCTGCATGAGCAGGCCGATTCGCCCGATGCAGACGGCTCCGGCGCTGCCGATTTGGGCTGATCCGCTGAACCAGATGAAAAAACACTGAGAAATATGCACAGAAAAGCGAATGAATATGCGAGAAGGCACAAAAATTCCCGGGGTAAAGACCGGAGAATTGGCGCATAACGGTGAATACATGAATGAAAGGGGTGGGGCCAATGCTGATGCCAGCATTGACGGACGCAGAGAAGAGCACCGTCACGACAGAGGTTTTCGGGGGATACAACCACAATCTCGAAATTGGAGACGGCGAGTTTTACGACATGAAAAATCTGTGCTCGGAGCACTACCCGCTTTTGAGCCAGAGGCCGAAGCGGAGTTTTGACCGGCAGCTGAACAGCCCGCAGGCGCTTATCTCGCGGGATGCGCTTTGCTGGATTGACAACCAACAGCTCTACATCTCCGGCTATTCGATGGCCGAGTACATGACAGCGGTGCAGATCACGAGCGGGAAGAAGCAGATCGTGTCGATGGGCGCGTATCTCTGCATCTTCCCGGACGGCATTTACTTCAACACGGAAAAGTATTCGGACAACGGGTACATGGGGCACGCAAACAGCGTGGCGCTTGGCGCGAGCCGGAAGCTCGGCATTTCGCTCTGCACGGTGGACGGCACGGCAATCACGGTGAGCTATACGCAGAGCGACCAGCCGGAGAACGCGACAAACGGCCAATACTGGATCGACACAAGCGGAAGCGTGCACACGCTCAAGCAGTACGCGGCGACAACCTCGCAATGGGTGTCGGTGCCGACGGTCTATCTCAAGCTCGCGGCGGACGGCATCGGACAGGGATTTTCCAAGTACGATGGAATCCAGCTGAGCGGGCTGACCGGAAGTGAGCAGGTGAAAGCGCTCAACGGCTCGCACATTCTCTACGACGTGGCGGAGAGCTACATCGTGATCGTGGGCCTCGTCGACCAGACGACGGAGCTGACGAGCGGGACGATAAAGACCGAGCGGAAGGTGCCGGACATGGACTATGTGACCGAGAGCGGGAACCGGCTCTGGGGCTGTAAGTATGGCGTGGTGGACGGCGAGACCGTGAACGAGCTTTATTGCTGCAAGCTCGGGGACTTCAAGAACTGGGAGTGCTACGAGGGCGTGGCAACGGACAGCTGGCGCGCGAGCTGCGGCACGGATGGGAGATGGACGGGCGCGGCGACGCTGGCCGACAGCCCGATCTTCTTCAAGGAGGACTGCTTCCACCGGGTATACCCATCTGCACAGGGCGCACATCAGGTCGTCGTGCAGAAATGTGAGGGCGTGCAGCGCGGATCGGAAAAGAGCCTCGTTGTGGTAGATGACCGGCTCTATTACAAGTCGCGCATGGGCGTTTGCGTCTACACGGGCGGGATGCCGGAGAACATCGGCAGCGCGTTCGGGAACACACTCTACTATGAGGCCGTGGCCGGAGGGGTGCGCGGGAAGTATTACATCTCGATGCGGGATGGAGAAAACGTATGGGCGCTCTTCTGCTACGACACACGGCGCGGGATCTGGCACAAGGAGGACAGCCTGCACGCGGCAGAGTTTGCCCGCGTGGACGATGAGCTTTACTGCCTGGACAGCGAGAAGCACGTAGACTGTCTGTATGGGTCGGCGGGACAGCCGGAAGGGGCCGTCGAGTGGATGGCGGAAACCGGAATGATGACCTATGGACTTGCCGGGAAGAAGTACATCACGCGGCTGGATCTGCGGATGCAGCTGCCGAAGGGATCGAGCATGGATTTCTGGATTCAGTACGATTCGGACGGACAGTGGCGGCACAGCGGACATCTGGACGGGAAAGGACTGCGGACATTCCTGCTGCCGATTCGACCTTGCCGGTGTGACCATCTGCAATTCCGAATGACGGGCAAGGGCGAGATCAAGCTATACGGCCTGACGCGCGTGCTGGAAGCGGGAAGCGACGCATGAGAAAGGAGGTGCGACGATGGGCAGCATGAAATTGGCGTACCCATCCATTGCCGGAAAGACGAGCGGGGAGCAGCTGGAATCCATGCGGCGCTACCTCTGCACGCTGACGGATCAGCTCAACCTCGCGGACTGGTCGGCGAGCGCGGTGCTGCAGGAAGTGTCGCGGGCCATTGATGCGGACAGCCTGCCGGACGCGGAGCGGAAGACGCAGCTCGGGAATTTTGGGCAGCTCAAGGCGCTGATCATCAAGACGGCGGACTACGCCGCGGCGAACAGCGAGAGCTTCAAGACACAGCTCTCGGGCAATTATGTCGCGGTATCGGACTTCGGGAAGTATTGGCAGAAGGCTACGATGACCATTGACGGAAACGAATTTGGCATCCGGCAGCTCTACGACTACGCAGCGGGCATCAACAATGATTTCACGGTGAAGTCACAGCAATATGTTAAGACCGGGCTGCTCTACTACAACGGCGCGGTGCCGGTCTACGGCGTGGGCGTCGGAAACATCGAAACCACGGTGACAAAAGACGGCGAGACCGTGGTAGACCAGACGAAAAATGAGCTGGTGACCGTGACGCCGGGGCGCGTGTCCTTCTGGCAGGGCGGCGACGAGATCGCATATTTGTCGGCCAAGAAGCTGCACTTCCCGTCCGGAACGCTGGAAGCGACGGATGCGAAGCTCTCCGGAACGCTGACAGCGGCGAGCGGGTCGGTGATTGGCCCGTGGACGGTGGCAGAGGACAGCATCTACCGGACGAACAAGAAGTGGGGCGCGTCGGACGGATTGTATTTCGGCACCAGCGGACTGAGCCTTGGAAGCGACTTCAAGGTGGATGCGAGCGGCGCGATGACAGCGAAGGGAGCGACGATCTCCGGAACGATCAATGCGACGGACTTGCAGCTCGGCGGCGTGAGCGTTCAGAAAAAGCTGCAAGCAATCATGGCGCAGATCGACGCGATTACAGACAGCCTGGGCAATGTCACCGGTCTGACGGTTGGCGGTACGAGTATGCGCGGCGGCGAGATGTATGTCGACGGAGCGGGCGGACTGCAATTTACGCCGTCCAGCTCGGCGCCGGAGGGATATGCAACGGAGCTGAGCGGCGCGGCGGTGCGCGTTCGCTCGACGAGCGGCGACATCTTCATCCAGAACGCAGGAAAGACGGCGAGCATCCAGCTCCGGGCAGATGGGACGATAAAGTTTGTATCGAGCGGCGTAGTCGGCGTTGTGCCGGTGTTCGGGTGATTGCGTATGGCGACAGCATCCATTTCGGGAACCATGCTGAACGTGACCGGATTGACGGTCGGACAGCAGTACGCGATGATGCTCTACTGCCTCTATCCGGGAAGCACGAGCTACACCGCACTCGTGCGCCAGCCGGAAAGCGGGACACGCGAGGCCGCGACGACAATGTGGTCGTTTAACATCAGCAGCTATGTGGGGAACGCGGGCACGTATCATTTTTACGTACACATCTATGCTCCGGGGCAGGAGCCACAGAACACTAATACAAATACAGTCTCGTACATAACACAGCCACCTGTTACACATACGACGATCACTGGCTATTGTGGGACAGGAATGTCGAGTTTTCGCATGTCATCCAGCCGCGGCACGTATCAGACTGTCACTGCGACAAGTGGCGGGGTACAAAGTATGCAAGTCGTATCCGGCGATACAGTTAATTTTACTCAGTTAAATCCACTGGATGGTTATGGTGCGCCATACTCGCTTTATTACAACCGTTCAGGACAGAGCGGATGGTTTGGCCCAGCAACTACATTCGATATTACAGATACCAGTTTTGACCGGAGAATCATGATTACGGCGACGGAGCTGCCGAAGCCGGTTGCGCCGACAATTACAGGCGTGAGCGTGACAAAGGACAGTGCGACGGTCTCTTGGAGCGCGAACGGCGGAAACGCAACGGACGGATATTGGACGCTTTTCTACCGGACGAGCGCGGGGGCGTATGTGTCGTATGGGACGGTCAGCGACTCGCCGGTCAAGGTGGCGGGCCTCAGTCCCGGCACAACGTATTACTTCATGATCCGGCACACGATCCGCAGCACGGCCACGTATGCAGACAGCGCGTCGGTCTCGGCGACGACAAAGGTACTGATTGCGGCTTTTGCATGGACAAGCAACGATGCGGCGAACATTGCGGCGGGCAGCCTGATTTCGACGATTACGGCGGCGGCATGGAACACGCTGCGGCAGCGGGTGGCCGACTGCGGCGGCACGGCGGCGTCGGTGCCGACGGCTACGGCGGGCGCGGCACTGAGCACGAACCACTTCAATCAGATGCGGGCGGCGATTGCGGCGCTGAGCGGCGCGGGAACCGTGACACCGGCAGTCGTGGTGAGCGAACTACCGGCATATCGCGCGGCGCAGTTTGCCAACGACAATGCTGCGCTGAAGGAAGCTATCAACAGAGCTATTACGGCCAAAAATGCGTCATAGGGAGGAAATGACAATGATTTTGAAACTTGATGAAAAGCAGATCCCGATCACGAACTTTTATGAAACGCTGGTGGAGCGGGCACAGATGACCGCGACAAACAGTTTCGAAGTCGGCGCGGGGGCGGAGTTCCCGGATCTATCCGGCGTGGAGGGCATGAGCTTTGTAAGCTGCAAAGTGATTGACGGACAGCAGGAGATTCCGCTGATTGGGACATACCGCAAGGCGGAGAGCGTGAACGCATCCTACGATGCCAGATCGAAGGTCTACATGGTGAACATCGTATTGACAGGAGGGGACGCGGAATGAAATTCGGGACAGAGGTGCGGGCGCTTCGGGAGAAGCTGATTACGGAGATCAACGCGGCAAAGCTGCCGCCGGTGGTCGTGGAGCTGATCCTGCAAAATCTATTGGCCGAGGCACACGCGCTGGCGGAGATGCAGATCAAAGCGGAAGCCGCGCAGGAGACGGAGGAAGCAACAGATGGAAAATGAGACGATGGAACAGAGCGCGCCGGTGCTGACGCGGCCAATCGGTGAAGCGCAGGTGCGGCAGGCGTTTGCCACGCTGCAAAAATACAAGGCGGGCAAGGCAAACCTTGAAGCGCGCGTGACGGCGAGCGAAAACTGGTGGCGGCTCAAGAGCTGGCGGCAGATTCAAAAAGGAAATCCGATGGACGATAAGTGGACGAGCGCATGGCTCTTTAACGTCATCATGGGAAAGCACGCGGACGCGATTGCGGCATACCCCGCGCCCGCCGTCCGGCCAAGGGAGCCGGACGACCGGGGAGAAGCCAAGCGGCTCTCGTCCATCCTGCCGGTGATCCTGGAACAGAACGATTTCGAGGAAGTCTACTCGGACAGCCAGTGGACGAAGCTGAAGCAGGGGACGCTCGTTTGGCACGTGAGCTGGGACAGCTCCAAGCTGAATGGAATCGGCGACATCGCCGTGAACGCGGTAGACATTCTGAGCTTTTTCTGGGAGCCGGGGATCACAGACATTCAGAAATCGAAAAACGTCTTTGTGACGGAGCTGGTCGACAACGACATCCTGACGGCCAAGTATCCGGAGCTGGAAGGAAAGCTGAAATCGACCGGCAACATCATGCAGCAGTACAACACAGATGACACCGTGCCGACGGACAACAAAAGCATGGTGGTGGACTGGTACTACAAGAAGTGGCGGGGCGGCAAGAGTGTGCTGCATTTCTGCAAATTCGTCGGAGACAACGTACTGCTGGCGACCGAGAACGACGGCGAGCAGAAATATAGCACGCAGCAGATGCCGGACGGCTCCGTGGTGCAGACGCCAGTCGGAAGCCCCATGGCGGAGACGGGCCTTTACGACGACGGGGATTATCCGTTTGTGGTGGATGCGCTGTTCCCGGTGGAGGGCAGCATTGCAGGCTACGGATACATCGACATCGGCAAGAGCGCACAGGAGCAGATCGACCGGATGAATCAGGCAATCATCAAGAACGCAATTATGGCGGCGTCGCCCCGGTGGTTTCGGCGCAGCGACGGCGCGGTAAACGAGGAAGAATTTGCGGACTGGACGAAGCCTTTTGTGCACGTGGACGGCAATCTCAGTCAGGACTCGCTGATGCAGATTCAGGTAAACCCGTTGAGCGCGAACTACATCACAATTTTGCAGAACAAGATCGAGGAACTGAAATGGACGACCGGCAACACGGACGTCAACAACGGCGCGACAAGCTCCGGTGTGACGGCGGCATCCGCGATTGCGGCGCTGCAGGAAGCATCGGGCCGGTCGAGCAAGGACAGCACGAAGTCGGCATACCGGGCATATGCGCGGCTCATCCGCATGGTGATTGAGCGAATTCGGCAATTCTACGATCTGCCGCGTCAGTTCCGCATTGTGGGGCAGCGCGGCGCGGAAGAATTCGTGCAGTATTCCAACCAAGGGTTGCAGATGCAGCCGCTCTATGGCAAGGACGGGCAGCCGGACGGGATGCGGAAGCCAGTATTTGATATCGAGGTTTCGGCACAGAAGGCGAGCGAATATACGGCGATGGCGCAGAACGAGCTGGCGCTGCAATTCTTCCAGCTGGGCTTTTTCCAACCGCAAATGGTGGATCAGGCGCTCGCGACGCTGGACATGATGGACTTCGACGGGAAGGACAGCATCGTGCAGAAGATTCAGGAGAACGCCGACCTTGCGGAGCGCCTGGCGCAGTGGCAGCAGATGGCGCTTGCCGTGGCAGATCGATATGATCCTTCGCTCGGGCAGGCGCTGGCCGAACAGGTATTGATGGAGGGCGGACAGGCCGTGCAGGCTCCGCAGGATGAAAAGCTGGCAGAGATCAAAACCGGCGAGCAGCAGGAGCCGACAAAGGTACAAAACGCGCGGGAACAGGCGCAGAAGGCCACGCAGCCGGAATAAAAAACCGATCTGCAAACACTTCAATGGTTTGCAGATCGTTTCTTTCGGCGTGGGGTGAAATCACAAAAAACGCATGGTAGACTGAAATTAGAAAGTCAGAAAGGACTTGCTTTATGGATGAACTTATGGCAGGAGCGCCCCAGGTGGGCGCGGCTGACGTCGCCGGTCAGCAGATGAGCGGGCAGGCAGCTCCGGCGCAGGCGCAAGCGCCGCAGCAGCAGGCCAACGTCCCGGACGCTCAGGGACAGCAGGAGGAGACCTTTGAGAGCTTGATCGCGGGAAAGTACAAGCAGCAGTACGACAGCGCAGTCGGCGCGGCGGTGCAGAAGGCCGTGAAGCAGCGGCTCAAAGGGCAGGGGGCGATGAAGGCGCAGATCGAAGCGATGGCTCCGCTGGTCGACCGGCTGGGCGTGCTCTATGGCATTGACACGTCTGACCCGAGAAAGATCGACTATGCGGCGCTGGCGCAGAAGTTTGGTGCGGATAACCGTCTCTACGAAGCAGAAGCCATGGAACGCGGCTCGACGGCGGACGCGGTACGCAGCGAGTATGCTTCTCGCGCGGAAACCGCAGGGATGCGCCGCCAGCTTCAGGAGCAGTTCAACGGCATCCGGTCGGCATTTGACCGGGATGTTGCCGGGCAGTATGGGACGAGCTTTGAAGCCGAGATGGCAAACGAGGATTTCGCCCGGCTGATTGCGGCGAACGTCCCGCCGAAGACAGCCTACGAAGTGGTACACATGGCAGAGATCCAGGCAGCGCAAGCGCAGGTGGTGGCAGCACAGGCGAGAAACAACGTCATGCAGACCATCCAGGCGCAGGGCGCAAGACCGCCAGAGATCGGCGGGCAATTCACAAACAACGACCCGCGCAGCTGGACGAAGGAACAGCGTGCGGAGATCATCAGAAGAGTTCAGAGGGGGGAAAAGATCGTCCTCTGAGCAGAAGGAGGAAAAAATCATGGGTAACAGCAACATTGGATTCCAGTTTTTCGCGGATGCGGGTACGCTGGTCAACACGACCGGCAACTACGTGAACGCATACACCGGCACACCTACGGCGTTTGACACGATCAACAAGCTGACGCCGACGATGAAAACGTTCTACGACACGCAGCTCCTTGAAAATGCGCGCCCGGAACTGATCTTTGCACAGCTTGCCAAGAAGCAGGCGCTTCCGCGCAACCACGGCAAGAGCGTGGAATGGCGCAAGTGGAACACGCTGCCGGAGGCGGAGACGCTGACCGAAGGCGTCATCCCGACCGGCCAGAAGCTCGGCATGTCGAGCATGACGCAGGATCTTGTGCAGAAGGGTCTGTACGTCACGATCTCCGATCTGCTGGAACTGCACGCCATTGACAACGCGATTCTCGGCGCGACCGAAGAACTCGGCGCGTCCGGCGGCATGAGCATTGACAAGATGGTGCGAAACGAGGTCGTGGGCGGCACGGTGAAGCAGCTCTGCGACAAGGTGAACGCCACGACCGGCGAACATACCGAGGTGACAGAAAGAAGCGGCATGGACACCACTTGCGTGCTGACGCCGACCGAGGTCAACAAGGCCGTGACCACGCTGAAAAAGGCGCACGCGCCGACGATCAACGGCAAGTACGTCGGTATCATCCATCCGTCTGTCGCGTTCGATCTGCGGCAGAGCAAGGAATGGATCGAGGCGCACAAGTATGCGGCGGTCACGGAGCTGTTCAACGGCGAGATCGGCGAGCTGCACGGCGTGCGCTTTATCGAATCGACGAACCAGAAGATCTGGAACGACAGCACCTGCCCGGTCAAGACGGCTGCTGCCAGCGGCAACCCGGCGGTCTATTACAGCGTGTATGCGACGATCATCATGGGCAAGGACGCCTTCGCCATGATCGACCCGGACGGCGGCACGATGGAAATGATCGTCAAGACCAAGGGCGAAGCGGGCGGCCCGCTGGAACAGTTCAGCACCGTCGGCTATAAGTACGAAGGCGCGGCAAAGCGGCTCTACGAGGAGCGCATGGTGCGCATTGAGAGCACGAGCGCATACTCCGCGACCGACCCGGCCAACTAAGGAAGGAGAACCCACATGGCAAAGACAGAAGAAACCGCAGTTGTGACCGCGACGACCGAACAGAAATATGACCCATGGAAGGATATGCGGGAGATCATGCTGCCGAGAGCGGGTAACAACGAACAGCAGTTCCAGTATGTCGGCGTGAACGGCAGAACGTTTCAGGTGCCGAGGGGCAAGCGGACGGAGGTTCCGCGCCCGGTCTATGAGTGCCTGATGGAAGCACAGCAGCAGGCGCAGGAAGCCTTTGAAGCCAACCGCGCGAGCGAGCCAAAATAACAACATAGTGCCCTTTGCGGCATGACGAGAGGGAGCGTGTGCCGCTCCCTCTTTTTCATAGGAGGTGGAGTATGAGAATTCGAGAAGCAATTGAGATGATCGACCGGCTGATGCCGAATCAGTACGGCGAGGAAGAAAAGGTACACTGGCTCAGTGAGCTGGACGGCATTGCAGACCGCGAGGTTTTCCGGGCGCATGAGCGGGAAGAGGATATGGGGGAGTTCACCGGCTATCCGCCGGGCGTGGATCTCGACACGATTTTGATGATCCCGTTTCCGTATGAGGACATTTACCGCTGGTATCTGGAAATGAAGATCTGCGACGCGAACGGCGAGCTGACGAAGTACAACAACGCCGCTGCAAAGTACAACAGCTACTGGCAGGGATTTTGGAACGCATACAATCAGGAGCACATGCCGCGGCAGGCGGCAACGTATTTCAAACTGTAAAGGGGTGATGACATGGCAATTTATCGCGTAGAAAACGGAAAGGCGCCGGCAGGCCTTTCGGCGGGCGACGAGGTCGTGACCGGCGGCGGAACATACCGGATCACAGGTGTCAACGCGGACGGCAGCTACCAGAGCCAGGTGAGCAACAAGAAACAGACGACCTACAACTACAAGGGGCAATATACGCAGCGGCAAAGTCCGCTGCTCTCGCAGGGCGTGAGCGGGTATACGCAAAATCGGCTCAATGGGCTGGAAGGCGGATACACGCCGGGTTCCGCTGTGCAGCAAGCGCAGGCGTATCTCAATCAGGTGCAGTCCCGCAGGCCGGGAGAATATCAAAGTCAGTGGGACGGCGAGTTGACGGAGCTTTACAACAGGATCGCGAACCGGAAGCCGTTCAGCTATGACATCGGGACAGACCCGGTATATCAGCAGTACAGGGAGCAGTACCAGCGGCAGGGGCGGCTCGCGATGCAGGACACGATGGGACAGGCGGCGGCGCTGACCGGCGGCTATGGCAGCACCTACGGTGAGCAGGTGGGGCAGCAGGCGTACAATGCCTATCTGCAAAACCTGAACGACATTGTGCCGGATCTTTACAATGCGGCATACAACCGCTACCGAGACGAGGGCACAGACCTCTACAACCAGTATGGACTGATCAGCGACCGCGAGAATCAGGCGTACAGCCGGTACCGCGACACGGTGAACGACTATTACTCCGACCTCTCCGATGCGCGCAGCGCCTACGACAGCGCCTATTCGCGGGACTACAACCAGTGGAGCGACCAGCTCAGCTATTGGGCGCAGAAGGCGGCGAACGAGAACAGCGCCTACTTGCAGCAGCTCGCGGCGCAGAGCAGGGCGAGCGGCGGATCGGGCGGCGGCTCCGGCGGGAGCGCATCCAAACTGACGGATCGGACACTCATCAATGGGTACGGCGATTTCGAGAGCAACAAGGCGATGCTGGATGCCAGCTATCGCGGCGTGAAGAAGACCATTGAGATGCAGATCGCACAGGGAAATCTCAGTGCGGCGTATCAGACGGCGGTCAACGCGCAAAGCCAGATGAGCCATCAGCAGTGGTCGGACATTTCGCGCCGGATCTTCGAACTGACCGGCAAGAAGATCGATGACGCCGTGAACTATTACAACAGCGGAACGGGAACGGCGGGGACTGCGGCTACAAGGAAAAAATAAGGAGCGACGATATGGCGATCATTTCGGAAAAGAGTTTTGTGAACGGTGCGCTGAAGAACCAGAACAAGAAGACAAAAAGACCGCAGACGTCCATCGTGAACGAAGCTGATTTTTTGTCACGCGGAGGCGAGGAAATGGATCGGCGCCGGACAGCCTTTGAAAACTACAAGGCTGCCCGCGCGGCGATGCAGCAACAGGCGCAGCGGCAGGTGACGCAGGGCTATGAGCGCCGGGCGGACGCGATGGGGACTGTGGCGAGGGGGTATGGGCAGTCGAACATGCCGACGGTGGCGAAGAAGACGGCCTATGAGAATTACACCTATGCGCTCAAGCAGAAGGAGCTTCGGCAGAAACAGATGAGCGGGAAACCGCTGACCCCGGCAGAGCAGAAGATTCTGAACACGACAGTCTATCGAGACCCGGCACAGGCCGCGAACGCCGAAAACAACAAGTATCAGAATCAGGCCGTACAGAACGTGGAGAGCGAAGAACAGATCACCAAGCACCAGTTCGACCATACGCCGGAAATGGTCAAACAGTACGGCTCCTACGAAAACTACAAACGCGGCCTTTACGACAATGAATATGTCGGCGTCCTGAAAGAGCGGGAGGAAGAGCTGGACGGCCAGATCAAGGAGCTGGAACAGCAGATCCGGACGCGGCAGGCGGAAGCCGAGACGGCGACCGAGGAAGGCGTGCGGCGAGAGAATGAGCGGAAAGAGCTGATCAAGCAGGGCAAACTGGAAGGGGTCAGCGACATGGAGGCCCGGCTTGCGCAGCTTCAGCAGGAGCAGATGCAGCTGCAAAGCGAACGCGCGATGAAGCGCAGCCACATGGCGATCGATCCGCTGGATGACGAGACGAAGGCACTGCTGCGGGAATACAACGCGGGCGGTATGTACACGAGGGACTACTCCAAACAGAACGGCGGAAGCGGGCTCTCGAAGATGGAGGCCCGTGCCGATCTGCGGGCGAAGGGATATAGCGAGGATGAGATCAAAAGCCTCGCAGAGTATGAACAGCGGCTTCGGGATTATGAGAACGCGATGATACAGGCAGAGGATATGCAGCGGTTTGGGCAGGAGCATCCGTACATTTCGACGGTGGCGTCCGCGCTGATGGCTCCAGCAAAGGCGCTGGGCAATATCGAATCGGTGCGTGGCGTGCTGCCGAAGGGGTTCGGCGGGTATCAGAACGCGGATATGCCGACGAATATTTACAGTCCACTGTATAATGCGAGCCGCGTGTCGGGAAGCATCCGTAGCGGCGTCATGGAGGACATGGGAAACGTCGGACAGTTTCTCTACCAGGCGGGAACCAGTGCCCTGGACAGCGCGGTCAACATGGCGGCGTCGATTGGCTTGGTCGGCGCGGCGGGGTTAGGAACCGGCGCGGCGGCGCAGGGCGCCGTGGCGAATACGATGAACTTCGTGATGGGGTCACAGGTCGCAGCAGATTCCGTTTATGAGGGAATCCAGAACGGCAAAAGCAACGTCAACGCGCTGATCGACGGTATTGTCGAGGGTGCGATCGAGGGCATCACAGAAAAATATTCCGTGGGCGACATCATTGAAACGATGCTGTCCGGCAAGGCGGCGTGGCGCAAGGTCATCCGGGCGTTTGCTTCGGAGGGCGCGGAGGAAATTGCAAGCAACTGGCTCAACCGCATCTATGACGTGACCGCGAAGCGCGGGCGCGGCGAAGTGGAAACGGCGTACCGCGCCTATCTTGCAAAGGGAATGAGCGAGCGGGATGCGATGGCCGCGATGGTGAAGGATTTCGCAGAGGAAGATGGACTTTCGTTCCTCGCGGGCGGCCTTTCCGGCTGGGCAATGTCCGGCACGTATGCGGCGCTTGGCAAGGGCGCGTCGGAGGCGAACATCCAGTGGACGGCAGCGCAGGCCATCCAGCGCGGCGAGGTGCAGGATGTGATCGACCTCGGGCTGGCACAGGGCAAAGGAGCGGCCTTCGACCGCGCGGCAGCCTTGCAGGGCGATCTGATGCGAGGCGGAGAGCCGACGCAGAAGGACGTGGCCGGTGTGCTGCGCGAGTACGTCAGGGAGCAGCAGGACGCCGCGGAGGACGCGAAGAGCGGAGATCAGACGCAGGAGAACCAGACATACCAGAACTTCAAAAACGCCGCGCAGAGCGTGGAGCAGCCGCAGACAGAGCAAGAACAGGCGCAGCGGCAGCAGGAACAGCAGGGCGTCGATCTATACGACGAGGACGGAAGCTTGCTGGATGTGGGCGAAGGATGGGCCGAGATCGACCCGGAGCAGTATGCCGGGCAGCAGACCGCGCAGGCCGAGGCGGAGATGGACAAAGCAGCGGCTGCGGCGGACAATGCCTATCTGGAACGTCAGGTGCAGAAGAACGGCTATGACGATCTGACAGCGGCGTATTTTGTAAACGGCAAGACGACAGATCTCTCCTTGGAAGAGTATGCCGCGAAATTCCAGAAGGCATACGAGCGGGGGCAGATGGGCGTATCGAAGGAATGGACGGTCGGCGCGGCGGTCGGGATGAACCGGGATGTGGCGACGGCGGCATGGGAGGCCGGACGCAAGGCGGCGCAGCAGAGCGGCGCGACAACCGAAAAATATAGCATCAATGACACCAGGAATCTAGGCCAGAAAGAGCAGTTCAAGGAATACCGGGCGGGGAGATTCAAGGCAAAGGATGAATTTGCATTTGGAGCAGCGCCGGAAAGCGTGCAGAAGATCGGACTGACCGGCGAGATCGTCATGTCACAGACGGACTATAAAAAAGCAAAAACTGCGAAACACAACGTTCCACAGCGCGTTTTTAATAATCTGAAATCGATTATGGATTCGGCTGTACTGTCCTTTGAAAAGGGAGATGAGGTCGGCGTGCTGACGTCGGAGATCGATGCAGACGGAAAACCGCTCTTGCTTGCCTTCCGGAAAAATGTTAATCTGGATGGAGAGACAGTGACCAGAATGAAAAGCGCCTATGGACTGGATACTCCGTCTGCGTGGGTGCAGAACCAGATCAAGGATGGAAAAACGCTTCGGATTCTGGACAACAAAAAAGCCGACAATTTCCTGAACAGCGTTGGCTACAAGGCCGAGCGAACAGGAAACTATCAGCTTGGTGACACTGTATCAGAAATTCAGAAAAAAGTCAAGGGAGGAAATGAACATGGAAAGAACGTATCTGCTGAAGGACAGGAACGGAATGATGGTGCGCGTGCCGGAGAGCAAGCTCAGCGAGTGGAGCAAGCAGCAGGAGGGCGAAGCGAAAGCGCCCGCCGAGGACGAGAAAGAGCGGATCAGGCAAGAAATCTATCAGGAACTTGGCCTCAAGTAACGAACGCGGAGCTGATCGGCGAGGGCGGCAGCGAGAACACGGTGCGCGTGATGCCGCGGGCGGAGATTTTGAAAAACGCGGACGCGAAGAAGGCGGCAGAGTTCTTCCGCACGGCAGGGATCAAGAGCTATCAATTTGTCGTCGGGCAGCTGGAAACCACGGTCGACGGGCGGACGTTCCGCGCGGACGGCGTGACGCTGGCAGACGGAACGGTGCTGGTGCGGCTGGACAGCGAGGAATATACCGCGACGCAGCTTGCCAAGCACGAAGGGTATCACATCATTGCACAGCGCAACGCCGAGATGGCGCAGCGCATCCGCAAGCGGATGGTGGCCGAGGGAAAGATCAGCAAGGCGCAGATCGACAGCTACATCGACGCCTACAACGCGATCTACGGAGACAACACGGACGCCTACGTTGAGGAGATCGTAGCGGATGCCTACGCCGGAATCAACCGCACGGCCTACGGCACGAACAACATCCGCGCCGAGGTGACGATGGAGGCTGGGCAGTGGACGAAGAAAACCGGAAGCGCGAGGGCACCGCCAGAATTGCAATTCTCAGCCAGTGCGGAGCAGATCAGCGAGCAGGACAGAGAGAATCTGAACAAAGTGCTGGAAATGATGGACGCGGAAGGTGACGGCATTTTCCGGGACGCGGTGCTACTGCGAAATCCGAAAATGCTGCAAAAGATTGTGGCGGAACGCGGAAAAACGGAAAGCGCTGCATTCACGCGGTGGTTTGGGAACAGCAAAGCGGTCAACCGGAACGGCGAGCCGCTGCTGGTGTTCCATGGAGCGGGCGCAAGGTTTACAACGTTCGATGCGGGCGGAAAGCCGATTTGGCTGACAGCGAACATCCAGTATGCAGAAAAGTATTCCACGGCGAATAGAGCTGCTGAGAAACTGCTGCCAAGCTCGTCAATTTATGCGGGGAACGTTGACAGGGTGATCCCAGCGTATATCCGTGTCGAAAATCCGGCGAACGTTGGGGACACGGACGGCGGGTTTGATGAAAACTATATGGATCTAGCGAAACGGATCGGCGTGCGCCCGAGTGAACTGCGGAAGGCATGGGAAGAAGCCGGAAGACCGGAAATGTTGTGGCAAGCGGTCAACTCGAAGCAGATGTCAGAGCTGCTGAAACGGCATGGGTATGATGGAATCCAAGCGATTGAGAACGGTGTAGCAACATGGGCAGTGCTGGAACCGACGCAAATCAAATCTGCCGTGGCAAACAACGGCGTATTCAGTCTGAAAAGCGCAGACATCCGATATGCTTCGGCGCAGCAGCGGTTCCGGGATGCACTGCCGGAGCGGGCGGCAGAATATGTGGCGCGGACGGAAAACACACTGGTGCGGCGGCTGGCAGACAATCTGAGCGTGCCGGAGACGGCCAAGCGCGAGACGCTGCGGCCAATCGCCGATGAGATCATATACGACGTACTGCGCGGCGGCGAGATGGACAACGCGAAGCTGAATCGGCTCTTTGAACAGGCATGGGACGCCGGGCGGGAAGCCGACACGGAATACTATGAGCAGTACAAGGATGTGCGCGAAAAAATCCGCACGCAGAAGCTTTTCATCTCGGCGAAAGACCGGGCGGACATTGCGGACTTTAACCTGTTCCGCAAGCAGACGTTCGGCATGCTGCGCCTTTCCAGCGATGGATTGCCGGTCGACACGTTCTATCAGGAGATGCGGGACATGGCGCCGGAGCTGTTCCCGGCGAGCATCACCGCACCGAGCGACCAGCTCTTGCAGCTCTATGAGGTGGCGCAGAGCATCCGGAAGCGCGAAATGACGCTGAACGAAGCATTTGGCGCACAGGCGGAGAGCTTCAAGACGTGGGCGCGGAATGACTTTGATGAATCCGTGCAGCGGCTTGCGGAAGGAATCCGCATTGCAAAACGCTATCAGGAAGCGCAGGAGCGCAAGAAGGAGAAGCTGGGCGTGCCGCAGACGGCAGAGGAAGCCATGGAGCTTGCGAAGGAGGTCAAGGCCGAGAAGAAGAAATTTCAGAAGGTGCAGAGCCGGTATTTGCTGACGGACGCAGACCAGAAGGTCGTGAATATGCTGCTGCGTGGAGACACGACGCCGGAAGCGGTACAGAACCGGGAGAACGCGGAAGCGATCCTGAAAACCTACGAAGCGAAAGCGGACTATGATCTGCTGGCGCTGCGGCTGAAAGCATGGAACAACACGCGCAAGCAGGGACTGCGCGATCAGGCGGAGAACGCGCTGAACGCGGCGGAAGCCGAGAAGTGGGTCGACAAGAGTTCGGGACTTGCGTATATGCGCGAGACCATGGAGCGGAACATCCGGGACATTGCAAAAAAAGGCAAGGTTGCAGATGAGAAGGCCGAGGCGTTCAACAACGAGTATTTCCACCCGGTACACAAGAACGAGAGCGACCGAAAGAGCTACGTCGTCGGCTTGCAGGACAGAATCAAAGCGCTGAATCTAAGCCGGAAGGTGGAGAAGGGGAATCTGGTTTCAGAGAGCTACGCGGTGCAGTGGCTCGGGGAAGCGGAATTTAACCGGGACTATCTGGCGGAGCATCCGCGCGTGAAGCAGCGCGGCGGATTTGGATACGAGGAATGGAACGCGGCAATTCAAAAGTTCCACGAGGAAAACCAAAGGCTGGACTACGCGAAGATCGAAAACGCCGTGAAGGAATTCAGAAGCATCTACGATCAGATCTATCAGGACATGAACCGCGTGCGGATGGAAAACGGCTATGAGCCGGTCGATTATATGCAGGGATATTTCCCACATTTTCAGGAGAACGACAAGAACGGGAGCCTGCTGACACGATTCGGACGGCACCTCGGCATTACAAACGAGGTGATGCCACTGCCTGCGACGATCAACGGCCTGACGCAGACCTTCCGCCCCGGAATCCGGTATATGGCGAACATCCAGCAGCGGCTCGGCTATGCGACGGCCTATGACGCGCTGCAAGGCTTCGACAGGTACATTGAGGTTGCATCGGACATAATTTATCACACGGGCGATATTCAGCGGCTCCGGGCGCTGGCCACACAGATCCGCTACCGCGCGAGCGACGAGGGCGTGCGCAAGCAGATCGACCGCATCCTGCAAGACCCGACGCTGACGCCGGATGAAGCAAACGAGCGGGTGGCGCAGGCAATGAAGGACGCGCCGTTTGCCCTTTCAAACTTCGTGGCGGAGCTGGACGAATACACGAATCTGCTTGCCGGGAAGAAGTCGCGGCTCGACCGCGGTATGGAGAAGATGCTGGGGCGGAAATTCTACAACGTCTGCAAAGCCTTTGAATCCCGCGTGGGCGCAAACATGGTGGCGGCGAACATCGGCTCGGCGCTGACGAACTTCATTCCGCTGACGCAGGCATGGAGCCAGGTGTCATCGGCGGATATGCTGCACGGGATGTGGCAAACGCTGCAAAACTACAAGACGGCGGACGGATTGGACGCGGCTTCAACCTTCATCCACAACCGAAGCGGATATGGGCGGCTCGCGATGTCAACCATGGACAAGGTTTCGGAAAAGGCGGCATTTTTGATGGAAGCCGTCGACGGGTTTACGACCGGAAGCGTCGTCCGGGCACGGTATCTGCAAAACCTCCGGCTTGGCATGAGCGAGGTGAACGCGATGCAGGAGGCAGACCAGTTCGCGGCAAACATCATGGCAGACCGCAGCAAAGGCGCGACGCCGACGATCTACTCGGCGCGAAATCCGATCATCAAGCTCTTTACGCAGTTCCAGTTGGAGGTAAACAACGAACTGAGCTGGATCTTTAAGGACATGCTCCCGCAGGAGCGGAAGAAGGGCGTGGCGCAGCTTGCAAAGGCGCTCTTTAAGTTTTTGATCGGTGCGTGGCTCTACAATGAGGTCTATGAAGCCATTGCCGGCAGACGCGCGGCGCTCGATCCGCTGGACATCCTCAATGACAGCGTGGGTGACTTCACAGGATATCAGCTGCCGAACACGGTGCAGTCGGCGCTCTCGGGACGGTGGGAGTTCACGAAGGAGAAGCCGGGGACATATCAGGCGATCAAAAATCTCGGCGGAAACCTCATCAGCGAGCTGCCGGGGACGCAGATGCTCACGGTGCTCGGACTGGATGAGAAGTTGGGATTGGAGATCGACGGCGGACGCATTGCGGTTTCGTCGGCCATTCCGAACATCGGGAACATCGAAAAGGCATTGCTTGCCAGCAACGAGGACATGGCGCCGAAGAAGAAAGTGCAGACGGTGGTGAACGAGCTGGCAAACCCGGCGGCCTATCTGGCGCTGCCATTCGGCGGCGGGCAGATCAAGAAGATGGCACAGGGCGCGCAGGCCGTCATGCAGGGCGGCAGCTACAAGGCGGACAACGAGGGACGCGACATCCTGCAATATCCGATCTACAATGACAAGCCGGGCGAGATGGCAAAGAATATGGCGCAGGCGCTGCTCTTTGGCAAGACGGCGACGGAGGAAGCGCAGGGGTGGATCGAGAGCGGATTCAAGAATCTGAGCGCAAAGGAGACGGCGGCCTATCAGGAGATGACCGCTTATGAAGATCAGCGCAGTTCGTTTGATTTCGTGAAGGCTATCCGGGCGCTGGACAAAAGCACAGCGAAGAAAGCGTTTCTTGCAAGCTATACCGGCGTGAGCGAGCGGGCAAAGGCGGCGTATTATTACAACGTCCTTGCGAGCGACACGCAGAAGGCGGAAATGGAGCCGATGAGTGAGCAGCAGCGGATCGACTACATGAACGAGAAGCTGCAGGAATCTCAGGATGACATGATTCGAACCAATATCCGGGATGGCGTGCAGGCCGGGACGGTGAGCGAAGCGGACGCGGTGCGCCGGATGGTGGCGGGCGGCTTTGCCGAGGATGAAAACGATGCCTACTGGAAAATCTGCGAATGGAAGGGCGGCGACGATTACGCAAAGTACGACGAATTCCTATCAGCGGTCGACAAGAGCGGAGACGTGGCGAAGGCGGCGAAAACCTATCTCGATCACGGCGTAAAGGCTGACGCACTGGCGAGCACGATTACGAAAGCATATAAGCAGCAGTACATCGCAGCAAGCAGCGCGGAGCGCAAGCGGCTGAAAAAGCTGCTGCTGGACGCTTATGCGGCAATCGGCTACGACCGGAAGGAGAAAGAGAAGGACATCGACAAGTGGCTGGAAGATGACAAGTAACAAAAAACCGGAGCGGGATGACCGCTCCGGTTTTTTACTGGGCTTTTTTTAGTTCAGCGATCTGCTCGCTGTGCAGCTTGATAATGGATTTCAGGAAATCGACCTCTTCCTCCAGCTCTTCCACGCGGCTTTTCGGGGCGAGCGTTTCAAGCAGAGTCTGTTGGCCTTCGGCGAGAAGATTGAGCTTCGGGGTGATCTCGCTCTCGACGATGACGTGCATGAGTTCGGCAATGTCCTTGCGGTCTTGTGCATCCAGCATATTGTGACCCTCCTGTTTGAGATAAGAACAGTATAGCGCGCGGAGGGCGGAGCCGTCAAGTGCTGCGTGGGGTGAATCTGCTGGGTGGAGCTGTTACACTGAGGGAAAGGAGTTGATGAAAATGGGAATTCCAATTCCGGGGGCATACGCAAGCCCGCGAATCTCGAACGGCGTGCTGTGTTGGTATGCCGGAGACACATTCAGCGTCGTCATTCAGGCGGATCTTGTCGATCAGGACGGAGCGGCCGTGGACATTGGGGCGACGGACACGGTGAAGATCACGTTCCGCGACGACACGCGGGCGGAGGTTTGGAGCAAGACGTTTTCGAACGTCGCGAACAATCAGGTGACGCTTGTGGTCGATGCGGAGATCAGCGCGAAGTTCCCGAAGGGCAGATACACCTACGACGTGGAATTTTCGCACGGAGACCGGACGACGCTGGCGCGGGACAACAAAGTCCGGGTGGAATGAGGTGAGACAGTGAAGGTTGAAATTCCGAACAGTATTTTGATCACGTTGAGCGGGCAGACCTCGCGAGGCGTGAAGGGCATTGAAGTCCGCGAGGCGGACGGCCATCTGATCTTTACGCTGACGGACGGAAAAGAGCTGGACATGGGTTCCGTCATGGGGCCGCAGGGGCCGAAGGGAGACACTGGCGCGAAAGGCGAGAAGGGCGACACCGGGGCAAAGGGAGACACTGGCGCAACGGGCGCAAAGGGCGAAAAAGGGGACAAAGGCGACAAAGGCGACAAAGGCGACACCGGCGCACAAGGAGAGCAGGGAGCGCAAGGACTGCAAGGTGAGCGCGGCGAGAAAGGCGAAAAGGGCGACACAGGAGCCAAGGGAGACCCCGGCACGGACGGCACGACGCCGACGATCGGCGCGAATGGGAACTGGTATCTCGGGACAACCGACACCGGGAAACCATCACGCGGAGCCAAGGGCGACAAGGGAGACCAGGGCGAACAAGGCATCCAAGGAATTCGGGGCGAACAGGGCATCCAGGGCGAGCGCGGATTGCAAGGCATCCAAGGCGAGAAGGGCGAGAAGGGCGATACCGGCTCCGGCTTTAAGGTACTCGGCTACTACGCGACCGCTGCGGCACTGAGCGCTGCGGTGGCGAACCCGGAGGCTGGTATGGCCTACGGCGTCGGCACGGCGGAACCCTACGACATCTACATCTACGACGGCGTGAGCAAGAGCTGGAAGAACAACGGCCCGCTGCAAGGCGCGAAGGGCGACACCGGCGTCGGCGTGGCGAATGTGACGTTTGACGACGATGTTATGACCGTCAATCTGACGTCCGGCGCGCACTACTCCTCCGGTAGTCTGCGAGGGCCGCAGGGCGAACCAGGCGAGAAAGGTGAAACAGGCGCGGCAGGCGCGACCGGCCCGGAGGGGCCGCAGGGGCCGCAGGGCGAACCTGGCGTGAAAGGCGACCCCGGCGCGACCGGCCCGCAAGGCCCCGCCGGTAACACGCCGGTGAAGGGGACGGATTATTTCACCGCTGCGGACAAGAGCGAGATTGCCAAAGATGCTGCGGCGCTGGTCACTGTGCCAACTAAGGTATCTGAGCTAGCCAATGACGCTAATTATATTACTGCGGATCAAGCACCTGTAAAATCAGTCAACGGAAAAACTGGTAATGTTACAGTATCAACTACATTTGTTGCGTATAGACTTGGTAATTCTTCGGCAACTTGCACATTCGCAGAAATGTTGGAAGCGTGGAAACGTGGTGATATTTGTATCTTGCGGTATGGCGCAGATGGTATGCTTGAATATCAACTATTTGCCGTTGTAGATAATGAAAGTATAACATTTACCTATGTTGATGGCGATATTATACGTGAAATTGTATGGACGGCAGATGGCAACTTCACAGATAATAACATTGAAAAATCAACAAATTTAAGCGCCTCGTCTACGAATAACCAGTTCCCAACATCAAAAGCGGTGTGGGATGCTATCCCTCGTCCATCTACTACAACCCCATTAGCTCCAACTGAAGCTGGTGCTGTTGGTACAAGCACGGCATATGCTAGAGGGGATCATAGCCACCCAAAAGAGCTTCCGAAGGTCACCACCGCTGACAACGGAAAATTCCTGCGAGTAGTAAAAGGGGCATGGGCGGCAGTAGAGATCGCAAACGCGAATGGAGGTAGCTTCTGATGGAGTACTTAACAAACACAACTGACCTGACAAAGGTTGCGTCAGCTATCCGGGAAAAAGGCGGCACATCTGACCCACTGGTCTACCCGGACGGATTTGTTATGGCCATTGGGAACATTCAGACTGGAGGCGGCACCACACCCGGAGCACCCGGCGATATTACATTTTACGACTATGACGGCACGATCGTCACGTCGTGGACGCTGGCAGAGCTGGCAACAAAGACTTCACTGCCAGATTATCCATCGCATGATGGGCTTATCTGTCAGGGCTGGAACTGGTCGCTTGCTAACCTCAAGACCACAAATCGCAAGATGAATGTCGGTGCAATGTATATCACGGATGATGGTAAGACAAGAATCTACATCCGGCTGGAAGAAGGGCGCACATCTCCGATGCTTGGTGTTTGTCCGAATGGCACTGTTACAGTGGACTGGGGTGATGGAACCACGCCAGATACGCTGACAGGAACAAGCATAACGTCTGTAAAATGGACACCGAATCATGCTTATGCTACTCCGGGCGAGTATGTGATCAAGCTGACGGTTGATGGAACGATGGGCTTGAATAGCGACTCTGAAGATGAATCGTATAGTTCAATTCTTCGGTATTCATCTGGTTCCGACACTCGTAATTCCGTTTACCAAAACAGTGTACAGAAAATCGAACTTGGAAACGGTATAACAGGTATTGGCAATCAGGCGTTTCGCAATTGCCGTTCCCTTGCATCGATTACAATTCCAAGCGGTGTAACAAGCATTGAAATTTCTGCGTTCTACTATTGCTGTCCCCTTGCATCAATTACAATTCCTGATGGTGTAACAAGTATCGGAGATAGTGCGTTCAGCGAGTGCAGCTCCCTTGCATCGATTACAATTCCAAATGGGGTAACAAGCATTGGAGGTTCTGCGTTTTACAATTGTAGGTCTCTTGCGTCGATTACAATTCCTGATGGAGTAACAAGTATCGGACGTCAGACGTTCTACTATTGCTATTCCCTTGAATCGATTACAATTCCTGATGGAGTAACAGACATTGGAAATTATGCGTTCGATGATTGCGTCTCCCTTGCATCGATTACAATTCCAAATGGAGTCACAACCATTAAAAGTTCCGCGTTCGCTAATTGCGAATCCCTTGCGTCGATTACAATTCCAAATGGGGTAACAAGCATTAAAACTTATGCGTTCTACTATTGTGGCGGTATTGCTTTTTATGATTTCAGCAATCACACGTCAGTACCGGCCCTTTCAAGCACCACTGCTTTCCAAGAAATCGCCGCAGACTGTCAAATCCGTGTTCCAGCGGCACTTGTGGATACATGGAAAGCAGCTACAAACTGGTCAACCTATGCAAGCTATATCGTGGGGGTGTAAAAATGATTCAAAGAGAATTTTATGCACAGCGTAAGGACGGTGTAAAGCTATACCGTACATATTCTGATGCAGGAATGATGATTCAGCAGAATGAGACTGGCATGAAATATGCAGAGGCTATTGATGTTGAGGGTGCACCGTATACCTACACAGAGACAGAAACGCCGATTGAAACGCCGGAGATGACTACAGAAGAACGCTTGCAAGACGCTGAGACGGCACTAGGAATCATGTTTGGGGAGGCGGAATGATGACCTATACAGAAAGGGCCAGAGCGCTGCGGCCCTATATTGAAAAAGCGTCTGTGAGCCTAGCTGATGAAGATGCGCTGCAAGCGGTAGAGCTGTTTCCCCAATGGGTGACAGGCCATGCTTATGCGGTTGATGAGCGGCTGCAATATAAGAATGTGCTGTATCGCGTGGTTCAGGCGCATACTTCACAAGCGGATTGGACACCGGATATTACACCGGCGCTGTTTGTGGCCGTTTCACTGGATGAATGGCCGGAATTCGTACAGCCTACTGGTGCGCATGATGCGTACGAAAAGGGCGACAAGGTTACGTTTGAGGGCAAGCATTACATCAGCCTGATTGACGCGAACGTGTATTCGCCCACAGCATATCCGGCAGGCTGGCAGGAACAGGCATAAAAAAACCGGGAAAGGAAGTAAGAGATGGATGATGGAATTCAGGCAAAGATCGTGGAGATCGAGCAGCGATCCAAGAGCAACACGCACCGCATCAACGACCTAGAGGAGGATAACCGGGCGCTGCATCAGCTGGCGACCTCGGTAGAGGTGCTGGCGACGAAGCAGGAGACGATCGAGGCCAATGTCAGCGAGATCAAGGACGATGTGAAGAGCCTCAAGGCCATTCCGGGCGGGAAATGGGAGGCACTGGTCAAGGCGGTCGTGACGGCCATAGTGGGGGCGCTGGTCGGCTTCGCGCTGGCTCATGCGGGGATCGTATGAGGCGCATCCGGAAAAGCCGTCTGACGAAGGGGAAGATGGCGCGGCAGCTAGTGTACTTTTGTATCTGGGTGCTGTTTGGCGTCCTGCTCTGGGCGGCGGCGGTCAAGACGGCGGCGCTTGCGACGGGGCGGGACGTGGATTTATCCGACATCCTGACCTTCGCCGGAGCGGCGTTTGGCGGGGAGCTGCTCATGCTCCTAGCCAAGAGAGTGTTTGCAAAAAAATCGGACGACGAAGGGAGTACATAACATGGACAAAATTATGAAACGGATTTCGAATCTGCTGAGCGTGAAGTCGCTGGTGACGCTGCTGCTGACGGTGGTGTTCACGGTGCTGGCGCTGCGGGGCGACATCACGGGCAAGGATTTCCTGACGATCTTCCTGATGGTCATCACGTTCTATTTCGGGACGCAGAGCCAGAAGGCACAGGACGCGATGGATGCGAAGGGTGATAGTGATGGTACCGACTAAAAAGATGCTGGCCCATCGGGCCAACTACGGCACGAAACGCGGCGGGGACGTTGAGTGGATTGTCATGCACTACACGGCCAACGACGGGGATTCCGATACCAGCAACGGCAAGTACTTCCAGAAGCCGCTCAATCCTGTGGCAAGCGCCCACTTTTTTGTGGATGATGATTCCATCACGATCTCCGTGCCGGAGGACTATGTAGCCTTCCACTGCGGCGCGTATCACTACACACACCCATTCTGCCGGAACTACAATTCCATCGGGATCGAGATGTGCGACGCGAAGCGCGACGGGAATGTCATGGCAACGGCAAAGACTATCGCCAATGCTGCAGACCTCGCCGCAAGGCTCTGCGAGAAGTATAACATCCCGGTCGATCATATCATCCGGCACTATGATGTGACCGGGAAGCTCTGCCCGAAATACTGGGTGGACGATCCGCAGGGCATTGTCAGATTCAGGAACATGGTAAAGGAGAGAATCGAAATGGTGAGCAAATGCAAGATGATCATTGACGGAAAAGAGATCGAGGTCGAACGCATTTTGAAGGACGGCACGAATTACATCAAAATTCGCGACATCGCAAAGGCGCTGGATCTTGAAGTGTCGAACAAGGGCAATGTCCCGATTTTGAATCACAAAGGAGGCTAAACGATGCGGCGCGGCTGGCCAGACTTGCCGCGCAGCGAGTGGGAGCGTTTGATCTCTGAATGGATTCTCAAAGATTCGTACCGTGACATCATGCGGCGATACCTCTGCGACGGATGGACGCAGGAGAAGATCGCAGAGCGCGCGGGGCTTTCCCTCAACGGTACAAAAAACATCATCAAGCGGTGCACGGACGCACTTTCCGCGCACATGTAAACAGGCAGACACGGCATGCGCTGTGTCTGCCTCTTTTTTGTGCCTTTTTTGGCCTTTTTCTGGCCCGGACGTTGGCTGTTTCGTGACGGACTTTTCCATCATACTGAACGTAGGAGCTGGCCAGCTTACTACATTTTTTTGGAGGGATTTTTTACATGGAATACGCAAGCAACGGCAAGGGGAATCTCGGCGTGACGCTCGGCGCGATCGGCACGGGTCTCGGCGTGTTTGGCGGCGGGCTGAGCAACCTGTTCGGCGGCTGGGGCGCGAATCCGGCTGCAGCGGCGATGGCCGCAAGCAACAGCGACAACCATCTCGTAAGCCGCTATGAGGCGTCTCAGGCGGCACGGA